CCTGTTCCAGTTCCCGCTCTGCGGATACTGCCGCATCCTCCAGACGTTCCATCTTGGATTCTGCAAGCCCAATCTCCTGCTGCAGCTTTTGAGCACTTGTGGATGCCTGTGGATTCAGCTTCAAATCTGCCAACTTGGATTGCAGCCGTTCAACTAACCGCTCTGCTTCCTCGTACTTTGGATTAACAGCATCTATCTGTGCCCTAACCGATTCCATATCCGGCATTTTGAGACCTAGAGATTCAAAATCCTCTGCCTGAGTCAGCTTATCCAACAACGGCTTAAGCTGTGCATCCAGAGCGGCCAACTCCTTCTGTGCCGATGTAAGCTGTTTCTCCAGACTGGAGACTGCCATGTCCTTTGTCACACCGCTCATCAAATCCTGATACTTATTATGAAGATTCTGAATCGTCGCTGCTTGAGCTGCCACAGCTTCCCGACTCTTAATTGCACGGCTTTGCAGTTTCTCGATCTCTTTGCCCGCTTTTGAGGTTGAAACAGAATTGAGATACTTCTCAATCTTGGCTTTTTCCGCTTTGACCGTTTCGCTTACCTGTCTGGTCACAGCTTTGACCTTGTCCATATCCTTCCTGTAACCATCATACTGAGCAGCAAACGTTACCTGCAATTTTTCAAGCGTAACTCCATCCATTCTTCCTTAACCTCCCTCCTTCCGTCTCTTTTCATTAAACTGATAGGCAGCATGGATACGGTTCGCTTTATAAATCTGCATATCCGCAGACAGTTTAGACGCAGGTTCCTCTTTCGGAAACACTCCCGGAAACAGGCTCCTTAGTGAAATAGCTTCCACACTCTCATTACCGGGCAGGACTGATACCAAATTGTGCAGCAGCGCAATCAGCGTGCCATCCAAAATATCAATAGTCTGCTTTACTTGAACCTGTCGCAATTCATTTTTCCTATCCTGCGCAATAACATATCCGTTAATCATATCCACTATTTCTGCCGGAGAAAGTTCTTCAAACAACAAAGGACTGTACCCACAGCCAATAAACTGCGGATACAGTTCCTCCAAACACTCTGTCTGAGTCATGTATTCAGACGTTACATTTTCTGCGCTGCCTCGTCCATGGTCTCGGAAAGTTCCGCCGCCATGGTGTTGGAGAAAAAACCGGAGACAGAGTAAATCTTCATAAAGACTTCCACATAAAACTGCAGCATGCTTCCACCCTCGTCAATCCATTTCTCATACAGCTCCTCAACCCTTTTGAATTTTAAACCATGATGCCATTCCTCCATAGCCGCATGAGTAATCTGCAGCATGGTCGTCAGGGTAGGCATATCATCCATATTTCCCATCAGATTCAATAGATTGCAACGGAATTTATGTTCCAGGGACGTAATCGCTGAAGGTCTCAGTTTCAACTTATACTGGGTTCCGCCTACCTCCCAAAACACAAACAATTCTCTGGGTTTAATCTGTGTCGGTGCAGAAGCATCCGCACCTTCTGTAGATACAGGTTCCTCCTGTTCTTCCACATCCGCCAAATAGGTTTCATTATCCACAAACTTGCTCATTCTTATACCTCCTCATCCGCAGGATCAATCACTTCAATATCGCTGCATACCGCCATAGTAACCTTCAAATCAACTACCCCATTAAGTCCATTGCTCCGCGCAAAACTCACTGCTGGTACTGCTGTGTACTGAAATTTGGTTCCGTCAACCCATGTCTCCTGAAAATCCAACTTAGCATGTGATTCCGAATAGGGACGCAGCGTCCGATACACACTGTCCGGACTGTTTCCGTCATAAACAAAGGTATACTCCATGGTGCCGGGATCCCCGATTCCAACCTCAAACCTCTTTGAAGCGGCGGAAATCGGAGTATTTTCTACCAGTTCCGGGGCCCCGCCAATATCCGGTATCGTTTTTACATCGGGCAGGTCCGTGTACTCTCCTTCACTGCCGTGGGGCTTAAATCCAAGCCGTGTTCCATTTGCTAACATTTTCTCTCCTCCTGTCAATTAATTCCGTAAATACGATTATCACGCTCACCCACAATACATTCGTAGCGCATCAACTTATGCTTCTGATATGCCGTGTTATCATCCCGGCACATGGTTCTGGTCATGCCCAAACCATTCCCTTCCTTGTCGCAGGCAAGTACCTCGTCCACCTTCGCTACCAAAGCAGATGTAGAACCCACACTTAAAACATCAATGCGAAATCTGCAATATGACTTGGTGGTTTGGGCTCCTGACCGTTCATAGCTCTTATTCTCCTCTTCCGTGTACACAATCTGCTCAACTCCACCGGAATTAGGATTATTTAATTCCTCAGGCCATGAATCGGACACTGTATCTTCGCCAAATGCCTCCACCAACGCAGCGTATACCATTTCCTTCATATTAACCATTCAACTTCCTCCTGATGGCTTTTGCAGCCTCCTCCTTCAAATACTCACGAAGCTGCTCTTCATTATCCTTTAGCGCAGGATACAAATATGGCTGTGCCCTCTGTCCTGCGATGTAACGGATTCCCGAATCATTCTCTGTTTTTAGAAAGGGAATTACTCCGAGCCATTTCTCCTTCTGGTACTGTGGAGTCACATTTGGAGAAATCCCTTCGTGATTAGCAGCTCCCACAGGACCGGTACCAAATTCCACAAATGCTGCATGATCAGAATTAGTATGTACCCTCGTTTCTATCGAAGTTCCGGTATCCTTGGTCGTGTGTTGGATGGATTTCCACAAGTCTCCGTTGTCAACAGGAACAAGGTATCTTGCATCGTCCCTGATAAATTCACCCGCCTTATCCATCACTCTCATCAAATCCGGTTTTATCTCCACAATGCTATCCAATTTTCTAAACAGTTCCTCAAGTCCTTCCATGAATCCGCTCCAATATACACTCCAGATGTCTGCCGCAACGCACCATACTGCATATCCTGTAATCAGGATTTGTCTCCGGTACCACATGAACACAGACACCGTCTCCTGCAGTAATGTAATGACTGCTGCCATCCTCCAAACAAAACGTATACCGCTCCTGCCCGGTTTCTGCATCCTGCATACAAGCAAGACCATTTGGTGCAAATAACATAATCTTCTGAACAGAAGACTTTATCCCCTGCATTCCCGGCACAAGCTTCTGGTCGTCATCATACACATTTGCATTTATCGGAATAGCAGTTTGGGAGAACGCCTGTCTGCGTCCTCCCTCTTTTTTGTCCACAACAGTCTCTGTATGCTTCAAATAATATGTCTTAAGACTCTTTATCCGCATTGGCAATCACCGCCTGTCTCAACTTCCGGTAACTCAAGATACGCTTCATCAAATCCTCCGGAATTTCCTTCGAATATGAATAACTGACACTGACCTTGCCTTCTGAACGGCTGTCCTCTCCGGCTGCCAGTATCCTGTGCAGGTAGACAAATGCAAGCGCAGCCTGCAGGGATAACATGGGCTGTGTAAGCTTTGTCCGATGGCACAGCTCCAATATAGTACTCTCTGCATCCATTAAAGCCTGCTGCCGGAGTTCCTGCGGAGCATCACTCTTGGATGTCGGGGAAAGTCTTTCATCAAGCATTTCTCCGGCAGTCATCCTTAGTCCTCCTTACCTGCAATCATCAACTGATACAACTCTGCCTTGGTCGCACTCTTAGGGTATTCAATACCCGCCTCATTAAGGGCCTCCTTCAAAGAAGCCACGCTCCATGACTTGTACTCCTCCGAGTCAGTTAAATCCTCTACAGAATCAGAATCCTCAACATTCTCATCCGTCTGATCAGCAACTGCATCGTCAGGATTTCCCATCTCCGGTTCTGTTTCTACTGTTTCAGGAGCCCCATTCGTCTGTTCTGCCTCTGCAAGCGGCTTAAAGCCCTGCTTCTTGTAGTAGAGGTTATAGGCCTTCTCAGTGGCCCGAATCTTGTAACCATCTTTGCTCACATAAGTATTCATCTTACTCATTATGCCTGCTCCTCCTCTTCGTAGTTCTCAGGGACCACAACAGCAAAAGCGTCATCCATCACCTGCAAAAGACCCACTCGCATGGTTGCCTTAATGCCAATCAAATCCTGCTCTGCAAGAGAAATAGGCTTACCATCCTCGTCCAAGGTTCCCTGAAGCGTTGCCTCCGTCAGAATCTCATACTCAATATCCTTACGGATACCAACCAACAACTTGGACCAGTCACCGGTAATCAGCTCTGCCTTTTTCTTATCCCACGCACCATTGCGGGAGAACTCAATCGGATTGTTGTAGAACTGGTTTCCATCCGTCCCTGCCACATAGAGCATGTTGCCATTCTTGTCACGGAGCTGACGCAGGGAATTTTTGATGCCGTAATGAGCCGCATGACCATTTACGTCCATGCCTGCGTCTTCTACAAGTGCCATGGCATCAGACACATCCAAATCCAAGGTTTCATGGGTACCTAATGTAATCAGATTTCCCTGCTCTACTGCAACATCAAAGATGTTCTTTGCAAAAGGAGAATTGGTACCAAAAAAGGCTGCTGCATCGATTGCCGTGTAGAACGCTTCCGCAATGATAGGCTGCAGTTCCGTAAACACATCAATGGTAGCATCCTCCATCTTTTCCTTGGGTACCGGAATAATTACCGCCAGTTTCTTAGCCTCCAATTCCGGATAAATCCACGTAGACTTGCTCGTCTGGATGCGCTGACCTTCATTTACCCAGTACGCACCGGCTCCTTCCACCAGTACAGGAACTTTTTTCTTGCTGCTAGTCATAGGCTCAACCTTGCCCAGTCTAAGTACCGAGGAGCCTCTTACTGCGAGCCTCACAATCTCCCCCGACTGCTCTGTGGGGATTAACCCCGATAATTCATCCTTAAGAATTGCCATTGTTTTTTCCTCCTTCTTATCTCTTGGCCTGATTAGTGTGCAACAACTCTGCAAAAGCACTGTCTGTTGTTACCCCTCCGGTAAGTGCCTGCACACTGGCTGCTCCTGCTGCCAACTGCCCCTTACCTCTCAACCGATCATTGACAGCGGTCTCAACCGCTTCCTGAAAAGCGGCTGTTAAGGCAGAAAGGCTCTGTTCGTAAGATTCCTTACTGGAATAATTCAAACAATCTGCCAGTTTTGTGGGAATCTTTGCATCCGCCAGTGCTGCGATTGCAGCATTCTTTCTCTCTGCTGCAGCAAGTTTCTCCTCCTTTGCTGCAATCTCCTTCTCCCGCAGCTCCAAGCGTTCCGCCTTTGAGAGCTTCGCCAAACGCTCCTCTTCCTCTGCATCGGCCTTCTGCTTCTCCAAAGCTGCTGCCACCGCATCATTGACCGCAGTCTCATAAGCTGCCTTGTTGTCTGCATTAGCCAAAAACTCATCCAATGACGTCTTAGCTGCCGCAGGCTGCTGTTCTGCAGATGTTTCGGCAGATGCCTGTACCTGCGTATCAGTTTCTGCCTGTGTAGTGTCTCCACCCATCTTTTTTTCCTCCTTTTAATGATTATTTTGTTGTAAATTGCTGTTTATGTCGCCCTAATTTTGGGCACTAAAAAAAGACCTTGCGGTCTTTTCATAGCCAATAATGGTTTATACTTTAGTACGGAGTCTTCTTTCCAATTCCTGACGAACATATTCCTTATATGCGGCAATTGAACTATAACACTCATAATGATAGCCAGGCATAGTACCTATACCAAAATTCTCTTCATACTGTTTTCGAAGTTCGATAAGTTCTGGATCCTTTATCAATATGCTATTATCTACAAACACTACACCATCACCTCCATTGCATCAAACAACTCTTTAAGAAATCCTTCTTTTTCAGCAAAAGCCCCCGATTGCATTATCCTCATTGCAGAAAGATTTGCAAATATCTCTTTAGGAACTCTATCTGCATCTGTCTTCCAATATGCTTCATCATGTCCTGCAAATCCAGACATTTTTCCTTCTGTCAGCGCACTAATTATATCACTAAATGCTGCATCTTGTTCATAGGCTCCACCTGTTCCAAGCGTCTTCATGATTTCTTGTTCATTATTATAAAACTTCCTTCTAGTTTCTGCAATAGCATCCACAAAAATCGTATTTTCCCATGAACAAACCCATGTATCATCTAATCTATGCCCCAGTTCATGCCCTAACGCAAAATTGGAATTCAATAATCCGAACTCCGGATGATTCGGATTATATATTATTTCATCAATATATCCATCATATGCGAAAGCATTATCACAACTTAGGTCTTCTGAAAATGAGGCATTCTCCAGATTCATCTTCATCATTGCAAAGAAATTGGAGCCATCATCATTCTCTTCTAATAATTCTCTAAATATCTTTGTATCCTGTAAAACCTTTCTATTCTTTATATCCGGACTAGCTAACAATTTCTTATATTGACCTTTCCATTGTTGATAGGTCATATCCG